TAGATTTAAGTGATTCAATTAATTTATTACTATCCAAATCGGCTTTAACCTGCTCCAAAGTGATTTCTTTCGGCTTTAGAATTTCGTAAAGTGATTTAAGTCTTTCTTCTAGTTTGACAAGTGTCTCATCAGTTGCGTCAGAAGTCCTAACAAACTTCTCTAGTCTGTCAAGGTATTCAAACGCATCGTTCTCAGATTTCAAGTCAATAAATGTGGTCTCAGGATTCGCTCCTAAGAATTGTACTGCTGATCCTTCGTACATAATTACTTCCTTGATGACATTAGCTTTCTTAGTTCCATCAAAGTACTGCTTGTCTTTAGGTACAGAGAATCCAAAGCTATGCTGGTTAATAAGTCCTGACTCTACCATCTTCATAAAGTCAACACCCAAGCTATGAGTACCAATCTTAGCCTCATATCTCAAACCCTTCATATCTTCCTCTAGGTTGGTAATAAGAGCAACAGACTTCTTAGAGTCGTGGTCTAGCAAATACTTAATTAGCTTCTTACCATTAGGCCCACGCTCCTGGATAGTCTTAGCGAATGCTCCTCTCTCGATGACATCACCATCCAAGTCCTTGTTACCAAACATTGCAAAATAACCTGAAACAACACCTTGCTTCATGTCGGCATCTTGAAATCCTTGGTTAATACCTTTAGTTAGAAAACCCATATTGCTCTGTTCTTTTATTTCTCCTAATTCTCTCAGTTTACTCCTGCTCCACGATAGTGCAGCCTTTCCTCCCCATGCATCGTACATCAATAGACCGCAGCCATCCTCGTAAGAGCTAGAAGATTGTAAATCAACCTCATGTCTACTTAGATAGCTATACATTCTCTTGATTGTATCTACTGATACAGGCTCGCCTTTTGCAAGCTGATTTGCTCTTTGCTTTCCAACATCGGTGCCACATGGCCCCCAACCGTTCTCCTCAACATATTTAAGAACCCTCTTAGCGTTATTTCTAACTGCCTCAGGATAATCTGAATAGCTTTTTTGTTCGATAGATTCGAAATCTAAATCCTCATTCATACACAAAGATTGAAAAAAACTATCAAACATACAAACTCATAGAAGATGACTAATATTTCTTCTAGTATCTTGACCACTCTCAAATCGATAGTAGTGGAACAAGTATATACCCTTGGCGATACCAATGCGTAGCCTATGTCGCATTATCTGCTTACAGAAATGGTAGTCAAAGAAATGTCCATTAATCTGAATGCCTCCTTCAGGAAAGCCTCCGACTAGCAACCATGTCTTTTTGCTAAACAGCATAAACAGGCCACCAATAATTTGGTTAAAGAACATCACATTACTTCCATGCTCGTTGTACAAGTCAACGGCAATCTTTCTATGGTTCATGATATCAGAATCATCTGACTTTTGTCCTCCAACAAGCTGATAGTGCAAACCTAGTCGATTTGTCATGCATCCAACCAAGTCAAAGTCACCTCGCTGTGCTATCTCCTCGCATTGCTGATATATCTTCTCATGATACATCGGTAGCGTATCAATGTCTCTAAGACAAATCCAATCATCCTCAGGCAGACCCTCGATTATTGCGTTTATAGCCTTCCCAATGTTCTTGTCTGACCTACCAGGTGTTATGTGGTGTACCTGAACGCTTTTCTTAACTTCAACCTTTCCTTTATGCTGATTTATCGTAACAAAGGTTGCCATAACATTGTGTGGCTTGATATTCTCAGGGCTTAACATACACCAATGCATAGCATAGGGAAACGCTAACTCATCCCTACTTGTGTAGTTCTGAACTATGTGCCAAACACCATCCATAAGCCTATTCTGCAATGCATCTCGATTTGACCGCACAAAGAAGTTAGTCTCTAGCAATCCTGCCTTGTCCCTGTACCTACTCTCCAAGTAATACCTAAACTGCCTCTTGACCTGATCCTCGTTTACCTTTCCCTCGTTAACCAACTCCTTAGCCCTAGTATACACATCTACATGGGCACGAGTTTTAAACCATATCGGGAAACTAGGTGGCTCATGTACAAACAAAATATTCGCATCGGCATAGCAGACCAAATCGTATTCGCTTAGATACAAGTGTGATAGAAGCTTGTACTTCCTAGCTTCCTTCTGTCTATCTGTAATGCCATCTACCACTCGTATCTGCCATCCATCAACATTAAGCTCTGCATTATCGGTAAATAACACAAAGTCCCACCCCTCAAACTTAGGGGCAGGACTGACATCATCGTAGTCTCCGAACAAGACCGAATAAATTACTTTCATCTTAAATTTCTCCAAGTTCTTTGCTCATAGAAGTTGTGATTCACATTTGAGCTTGCATATCCGAAGATACATTCATCCTTATCTGCCATAATACCTGGGAACTGCTCAGTCAAGTACCTATCTAGCCTTAGCTTAACATTTTTTAGTCTAGCCTTAATTTTATCCGTAGCAAACCAGTAAAACGACCCCGAATAGTGAAACGGATACGGAACATACGGAGGACAGGGCAGGAGCTTAGCACATACACCTGCAAACAACTTATCTCTAAGCACAGGAGGTGTAGTCAAGTTCTTTCGATACAGATGATTTATCCAAATGTCCAACCCTGCCCAGACAGGTCTGGTAACTCCCTTGCAATGTGCATAGAATGTCATGCCACCATCTATCTCTACCAATGAGTCTAAGAAGTGAATACACTCCCCATACTTAGCATCGTTCTGCACTACTCGATAGTCACAATCTTTCGGCAGCATATCCACAATAGGTGCCAAAGAATAGTTGCCCTTTACGGCTATCTTAACTATCCTCTGACCATCAAACACATTCCAATACGCTTCCAAGAACTTTAAGTTCAAGACATGGTAATGGTTTAATGTCCCATCGTAGTAAATGAAGTAGATTAAATTTTTTCTAGCATTAGAGTCCATGTCGTAGGAGTTGATGGTTTCTCTAATACCTTATACCCTAGAACCTTCCAGAATGCAATCCACTCTGGCTCCTGCTTGATGTTAATATGTCCCCACTCTGCATCGTTCTCAGTAGTATGTGGAGTAGAGCTAAACAATATCATTTCAGGCTCTATAACATCAATCGCATTCTTAATCTCTTGGTCGGTCATGTGTTCAGCTACCTCGATGAACAACATCATCTCTGCTGCCTTCGGTCTAGCAATCACCTTCAACTCACTATACTGCTCCTTGCAATAATCCCTATGGCTCTTGAACACATCTAGTGCCATGATGTTAAATCCTTCCTGTCGCATCACCTCACTATACACCCCTGTGCCACATCCGTAGTCAATTACACTACTAGGATCAAACTTCTTGCAGTAGTTGGCTACACTCTTAGCCAAGCCTACAAACAATTCATTGTTCATCGTTAGGTTCAGAGTTTCAATCTCTGCCTTCAAGAATTCTTCTTCTGATATCATCGTGTTTATATTTAGTTATGGCATTACAGAAAGCAGTTTTATAGTCTGCTCTATAATATCCTTTGTACTCATTCCTTCCTTGAATTCGAATGTATAATCCTCGGCCTTGCACCAGCAGGTATACTCCTCACCCAACCTCTGAGCCTTTACGGTTATAATCCCATCAACGGCTACAAAGTTCTTAGTCAAAATCTTGGTCTTCGTCATCATCTTCGATGTCTTGGTCTTGTCTTGGTACATTTCTACCACTCGGCACAGTATCAACATCCAAGTCTCCACCCCTCATGTCTGCCAACGGCATGTAGTTGGTAGGAACCAACACCTGAGTCTCATCTACAATCGTTCCATATCCTAGTGCTTCTCTAATCTCATCCTGGCTGAATACCATCGCCTGACGCATCCAATGAACCAACTCCTTCTTATCACCTTCCAATTCAGGATAAACATCGGTATCAGACATTACTACCAAGCTGTTATCGCCATACCATTGACGAACCATCTTAGTCCAAACATCATCCATCTTTCTCAGCAACGGCAATACGCAGTTGGTAATCACTCTCGTATCACCTGTCTCACTATTCGCCAATGTTCCCTGCGGAGTCAACAACTGAGACGGATATCCGTAGATGTTAGCAATCTGTCGCTCCAAGTCAGCGTTGAAGTCCAAGATACCCATGTCCACAGGACTCAAGCCTATCTGCACCCACTTCAGGTCACTTGGAGTCACAACAATGTCTCCAGCGTTGTGGGCACCCATGTGGTTCTGTCTAAACGAATCATTAATCGCAACCGCCTGCTCAGCAGTCAACTCACTCTGATCGCTGTGTCGTGCATTACCACTCACAATACCACTCGGCCCCATGTTTGCAAACAACGACCCCTGAGCCACATCAGCATATCTCTTCTGAGATATAATACTAACACTAGACCTCAACGGACTCAACCCCCAGAAAGTACTCTCATATCCTTGCCACTCAGACACAGGGTTAAAGTACTTGAAGTGAGCAATCTGCTCGTTCGGTATAATATTCTCAAAGTTATATGTAATCGCATATCCTGCCAATGGCTGAGTTCTTTCTCCTGACATCACAGGCTTGACAGTCGGACTCGGTACACTCCACAACTCAATCGGCTGCTTCGCTCTCACTCCTGCACCAGGTACACTAGCGTAAACAATCGCATTCCCCGTAATCAACAGATATCCTGCAACTTCTTCTCTCAACTGTCTTCCCGTACTAGTCGGGTTCGGCATATCCATTAACTGCAAGAACGGATGCGATTCCACAGACTCAAACGCTTTCACCCTCAACTTCGCCAACTCGGTAGCATTCTCCTTACTCTTCAAATACTTTCTCTTAGCGTAATACTTCTCTGCAAACCGTTTGTCCTTAACCTTATACAACATCGGAGCAGCATCCGCACTCTTCTCTACTATCTTAGAAACTACTGACTGAACAACAGGGATAGCCTTATACGCTTTATCAATGTAAATACCATCCTTTGCATCATAAGGCATCCATACTCCCTTAATATACTGCCATTGCAAAGCCACAGGCAAACCTGCATCCTTAGTTCTAAACGCTTTCAGTAGATTCATCTATATCTCACTTTTTTGTAAAAGTACTAATTTTACCTAAATAATTTTCCTTTTATCAACACGAACCCATTACTTCGGTTCTTGACCATCAACTCAGTCAATCCCCATACCAACGCATCTACTCTATCAGGTGACTTCCCCTTATCAGGATCAAAGGTAACCATCTGACTCTCCAAGAGCGGGAACGAACCAACATGGTACACCTGCCCCTTCTCATACAACGAATATACAGGCTCCGCTCTCACATACTTACCCTTGGTAGCAGAAACTAGCTTAATCCTCGTGGTAGTCCCCTGAGCCTTCAATACAGCCTCAACCATGTCTCCACCCTGGTTCTTCTCTGCCACAATACAATCCGCATTCCACCTAAACGCTGCATCGTTAGCAATCTTCGCCCAATGATTCGGAGAATACTTCCCTGACAAATCCTCCAACACATACCCAAACCCTTCCTTACACTTCCCAACCACGATGATACCCGTCTCATCACTATTCATGTTAGCAGTCACCGCAGGATCAAGGGCAACCACAATCCTCTTCAAGTTCGGAGCCTCATCAACCCTAGCCTTGCCAATGATAGCCCTGTTCCACAACATCCCTTCCGCATCATCCAACCAAGTACCCATGAACAAGTGGTCATATCTTGCCCTATTCTCTCGCTTAGTCTTTTCGGCAGCCTGAACAAACGACTCACTCAGATTTATCTTATTATCCAAGTAAGTCGTGTGTATGTAAGTAGTATCCTTTCTCTTGTTCTTTACAAAGTCCTTATAAATCCAATGACTCTTGTACGATGGGTTCATTACCAATATAACCCTGTTGTAAACATCCTTCGCTCGTATCGACAAGTCCACCTTATCAAATATCTCAGGGTCTGTCAATTCCTCCGCCTCATCCACTACCCATGTCGATAACCCAGCAATCGACTTAAGATTTGCCGTGTTTACTCCCGAGCTAGTTTTTATTCCACGAAATAGAATTTTAGAACCAGTCAGCTTATTTATAATCTCACTCTGAGTCACATCAAAGTCATTCATCTTTCCCATTATCTCAATCTTATCCAAGAACTCAGGAATAATCGAAATAAACGCACTCACCAAGGTGTATCTAGTGAAAAGAATCACATGACCCTTCTCATAGGTCAAGTTCAGCAGAAACAAAGCCAAAGTCCACGATTTACCACTTCCTCTACCACCCGTAATCAAATAGTACCTCGTGTCAGGCTGCTCATAGAATAATGGCTTGTAATCGTCTAAAAGTTGAATCATAGCTAAATTAATTAATTGGGGATTTCCATTTTACCTTTCATTCTCGTACACTCAGAAACATACCCCCCCTAGGGTAAATTATTTAATTGGGGAATTCCATTTTGCAACCTTGTTGCATACACTCACAACAACACCCTCCCACTCCGCTTATTCGTCTATGCGGGTAAGCGGTTGATACTCAATGGTTTCTATCTCTTTATAATCTACTTGTTTATTTAGCCATTGGATCGGAGGTGCAATACTTTCCCCATTGGATGTGACATCAATTTGTTGCTTCGGTAAACCGTACCGGTACGAAAGCCAAAGTTTTAAAGCACCGGTGTCACCTTGTAAACACTTATATAAAAGGGCTTTCCATATTTCGTCCGGTACTGAAATAGCATCCATACTTTCTACAAGCTTTACTTCCTGTATTTTAGGCTTTCTACCTGATCCTTCTCTTTTCCCTCCTTTTCCTTTTCCAATCGACATATTTAATCCCTTTGAAATATCTGATTAATCAAACCAAAGTTAGACTAAAAAAATAAATAAATAAATATTAAAAAAAATATCCCTTAAGGCTTGCAAGTTACAAGGCCTTGTAATATCTTTACTTAATGTTTAACCAAAACCCCATACAAAATGCTAGACTTATTAATCATTTCAGCGGGCACGATCTTGATTTTTGCCCTAACTTATTTCCTAACTCCTAAAACTAAAACAGTATGAAAAACTATCGATTAACATACAGCAAACTAGATCAACACGGAATTCACCAAGTAATTTTTACCACAATTATACAGGCAAAAAGTATGAGGGGAGCAAAACAAAAAGCTAGAAACTTGGAACCTTTTGAATGGGACGGAAAAAAAATAATTGACTTGTCTTATAAATTGGCTTCGCAACTTGACAAATTAGAATTTAACTACTGAAACAATGAAAAAAGCTATTAAAAAAATCGGATTAGTACTTTATTATATCATTGCCCTTTTGCCAATATTTTTCCTAGGCTATATGCTAGGCTTAAAACTACTTTAATCAACCCAACCCAAAACACTACACGAATATGAAAACTCAAAATTTATTAGGTAACGGTAATACCAAGCTACAGAAAACAGCAAAGGAATTCAATGTTAGGATTTTCAATTTTTCAATCCCTGCAGGTAACGATAAAAAAAGCGGGAAAATTACTTGCCCTTTTGCGGGATCTTGTTTGAAACTTTGCTATGCAAAAAGAGGAATGTACCGTTTTGGCAATGTAGAAAGGGCTTTAACCAAGCGTTACGAAGCTAGCAAAGAAGAAAATTTTGTTGAGTTGATATCGAATGAATTAAGCAAAGTAAAAAAGGATAAACAGACCTATGTTAGAATTCACGATTCAGGGGATTTTTACAGCCCGTCCTATTTTCAAAAATGGCTACAAATAGCCCGACTAAATCCAACGGTTAGATTTTACGCGTATACTAAATCCCATTCGTTTATCCGTGGTATTGAGTTGCCCGAAAATATGGACCTTATTTTTAGCCTTGGATCAACCAAGGACGAACTAATTAACAAGGATACAGAACGGCATTCAAAAATTTTCTATTCAAGCGAAGAAATGCAGGAACAAGGCTACACGGATTCGAGCTACTTGGATATCGTTGCAACAAAGTGGATCACTGAAAACCACAAAATAGGCTTATTAATTCACTAAAATAAGGCCCTAGAAATAGGGCTATTTCTTTACCTTAAAACACTACAGAAAATGGAAAAAATTAATATCATCAAAGAAAGTAACACTAAAATACGGGAACGTTTAATTTTAATTAGAAGGGATAGCCCTTACATTTTTCAAAGAAACTTTGAACGAATAGTAAGAAAAAAAATAAGAGAAAATTTTGATCATCCCAAAATAGAATCTTTTGAAGATCATTTCCTAAAATTTATTAAAAATCCTAACTATTCATTTTACCTAAATTTACTACCTATCCGATAATATGGAAGACCTATTTGAATATCCCGAACAATGGCCCGCTAATTTGCGGGCTTTATTGCTTACCTACATTGCAAAGGAACAAACGTACGCTAACTTAATACAGCTTGAAATTGACTTATTTAAAATAGGTTATTCGATCGAGTACGGTCTAGACTGTATGGCCTACAATTTGCAAAAAATACAGCCTTAATTTTGACCTATTTTTAGCCCGTTTAAGACCTTCAAATTTTCGCCTATGTCACTACATTAAAATAAAAATATCTCTTTACCACGGGCTTAAAAATGCCATCCTTTGCCTTTGTAGGTTTCAAGGTTGCCATGCCATGCCGAACCCCGAACGGGCACGAATCGGCACGGCCGACCCCTACCCCATAGTGTAAAACATGGCGGTTTGACCCATAGTGTAAAACATGGCGGAAAAATAGCCATAGTGTAAAACAGAACCGGTTCAACTCCATAGTGGAAAACAAAACCACCTGGGGTGGTAGTGTAAAACAAAACCATTTAGCCCAGGATATTACCCTTAGTGTAAAACAAAAATAAATTTTATAATTCCCTTGCATTTGTTGTGCAGGTTCTTGTACCTTAGCATCATTAATCACTTAAACACAAACACAATGTTAAAAGATCACCACTTTATCCTTGAGCAGTCTGGCTTTAGCCTGGAGCTCGAATCCTTCTCCAACGAAGGCATTGTCCTAGACCTATTCTTTGGCAATGGCAAATCCCTTACCCTAGAATTGTACGATGACCTCAACGAGCGGTTTACAGACCACTATCGGGTTATTTGTGCCATCCTTGATCCTTTTATTGTTGAACAACTAGAAGCCAATGTAAGACAATGCTTTACGAAATGATGACTGCCACCGAGTACGGTGTACTACGGGGCTTTACCGAAAAATCTACTAGAGTTCACCAAATTATCCGCTCAGGTGTATGGCCTGAGGAATGGGTGTATCCTCCTAAGAGATTAGGCAATCAATGGGTTCTATTTGTATCAACTAACTGGATTAACAATGGTAGAGGAAAAAATTGAGCAATGGATACTAGAGAACTTTGGGGAAGTACCCCATAGTGAAAAAATAGAGATTCTTAAAACCTTCGAGATGTATTGGGATGAGATTAGTTACCGATACGCTGAAATGAAAACACTAGAAAAATATAAACACTTAAAACGATGAAAGAACTAATTCTAATTCAAAACGAGCTTAAAGCTCCAAAGAGCCAATTTAATGCATTTGGCAAATACAAGTATAGAAACTGCGAAGATATCCTAGAGGCTCTTAAGCCTTTGCTATTGAAGTATGAATGCACCTTGACTATGGAAGACGAGGTGAAAGAAGTTGGTGGTATTGTATTCATTGAAACTACTGTCTCTATACAGATAGATAAGGAAGGCAGAACCGAAGGCAGAGCAGTTACTGCGCAGGCAGGCATAGACATCAATCGTAAGGGTATGGATGTGGCACAAAGTTTTGGTAGCTCCTCCTCGTATGCTCGAAAGTATGCATTATCGGCTCTTCTGTTAATCGATGATACAAAAGACCCAGATTCGACCAACGATCATGGTGGTAAAAAAGAGGAGTTAACTCCATCCCATGTTAAGTGGAACGGTGCTAAGGATTCTCTAGCCAATGGCAAGGTGACCTTAGAGCAAATTAAGTCGGTTTATATTCTTACAGCACAAAACGAAAAACTTCTATTATCATGAACTTTAAATGTAGAGCAAGTGCCCTTGGTCAATTGATGACTAACGCACGGAGTAAAACAGAATCATTGTCTCAGACAACTAAGAGTTACCTAGAGGATTGGTACAAGGAGCAGATTTACGGAATCAAGAAGCAGATTAAGAGTAAGTACATCCAGAAGGGATTGGCTCTTGAAGATACGGCTATCGAGTTTTACTCGGTAGCTATGAACAAGGACTTCATGATAAAGAACCTAGATCACTTCGAAGATGATTTCTTCACGGGTACTCCCGATTGTTTTCACGAGGGTATAGTCTATGACTTTAAAACCTCGTGGGACTGCTTTACTTTCCCTCTGTTTGACGATTCCCCTGACATGGGGTACTACTATCAACTCCAGGTTTACATGCACCTGACGGGCTTAAAAAAGGCTAAGTTGGTGTACACCCTACAGGACACCCCTGAGTTCTTGACTTACGAAGAACCTGTAAGCTACTCCCATGTGGAAGATAAGTACAGAATCAAGGAGTTTGACATCGAGTATGACCCCCAGGTCATTGAGACGGCAAAGGCTAAGGTATTGGAGTGTAGAGAATATTTAAACGGAATGGCGGTATGACATCACTAACTCAAGAACAGAAAGACGAGATAGCTAGGCTATATAAACTTAAAGTAATGAATAAGAATATAGCTACTATTATGAATATTAGTAAGCATCTAGTTAATAATTATATATACAAGGAGTATCTGTTGACCAATGAGAGAGCCAAAAATACTTGCTCTCACTTGAAGTCTGCCGATCAGGTTCTAGAACTATATAAGAAAGGTCTATCATATAAAGAAATTATGTATAGTACTGGTGTAAAATACCATCACTTATGTGATATTCTCAAACTGACCGATGAGAGAAGAGTAAAGTCTCTTAGTATAAAAATAGTAAGACAAATAGAGCGTATGGTAGAGGAAAAGTGGAGGACTTGCGACATCGCAAAAGAGCTAAATTTAGACTACAACAGAGTCTCACATTGGGTGCGAAAAGCAAAGAAGGAGGGTGTACACTAGTTTACACTAAGTGTACACCTAAGTGTAAACCAAAATCGGCCTCCATTGGCTCCAATCGCAATAAGTGAACACTTTGAACACTTTTTGACAAAAATGAAAAAAAATAAATTTTCACCTAGTCAAAAAAAATATATTCTAAAAAAAAGTGTAAACTTGTAAACCTAGGGCAAAAAACGGCCTAAAATCTGCGAATCTAGAGAGTATAGGGGGTTTTGTGGGGTTTACACTAGGTGTAAACTAAGTGTAAACTTGTGTACACTTTTTCGCCCAAAAATGCCATTTTTCTATAAACCTTTGTAAAACACGAAAATGAATGTAACGCTAGGAAGAGCAATCAATTTGCTGAACTCAGGGTTCAGTGTAATGCCCATATCGGAGGGTAAAAAGCCTTTGATTTTATGGAAGGAGTACCAGACAAAAAAGATAGAAAAGTCAGAATTAGAGAAGCTCGAATCCAAGACCAAAGGGTACGGTATTATAACAGGTTATTATAATGTTGAGTGTATAGATGTAGACTTAAAGGTATTTCCAACTATCCAAGATGGAAAGAAGTTTTGGGGAGAGTTTGTCTCCTTTATATCTGATCATATTGATGACTTTAATAGAAAGTTTGTTATATATAAGACTATAAACTCAGGTTATCATATTATATATAGATGCTCTAAGGTTGAAGGCAACAGAAAGCTTGCAACGCTAAAAGGACATTCTCAAGCCTTAATTGAAACTAGGGGTACTGGTGGGTATATCTATATCTATGACAACCAAGTATCGGAGATGTCTTATGAGCAAATCCAGGAGATCACAGAAGAGGAAAGAGACATTCTGTTTAGCCTATGCCGATACTTCCACTACGATGAAGCCAAGGTGGAAGTCAAGGTGGAAAATACAGAGTATAGCGGATTGACCCCTTGGGAGGATTATAATCAGAGAAACAAGGTCTTGGACTTGATTGCAAATGAGTTCACCGCAGTCAAGCACTTGACCGACCGCATAGTAATAAGAAAAACTAATTCTAAGGATGCCTTGCACGGATTTATCTACAAGGATACTGGAATGTGTTATCTCTTTACTACGGCCACGATTTACCCTCATGAGAGCCCTTTGACTCCATTTAGTATCTACGCATACAAGTACTTCAATGGAGACTACTCTGCTGCTGCTAAGGAGTTGTACAAGGAAGGCTATGGAGAGCGGAAGATTCGAAAGGTAGAGATTGAGAAGATTGAGATCCCAAAGGAAGACTTGATATTCCCAATTGATGTGTTCCCTGAGTCAATACAGAGTTATATTCTGTTAAATCAGAAAACACTTAATCATTCTATTGACTACATGGGGTGTAGCTTACTTTGGCTTCTGTCGCTGTGTATTGGTAATGCTTGCAAGGTAGAGGTAAAAACAGGATGGAGAGAGTCTTGCAACATTTGGATTGGATTGATAGGCAAGGCAGGACTAGGTAAGACCCCTAGTATAAATGCCATCATCTTCCCGATTGCTAAGAAGAATAGCTTTGAGATTAAGCACTTTCAGAATGAATACAAGAAGTACAAGGAGTACGAGCGATTGACTGCTAAGGAGAAGAAGGATGTGGAGGAAGTTAGGGAGCCTGTAAGAAAGCAGTTGATAGTAAATGATATTACTGTCGAAGCCTTGGCGGATTTGCACGAGGAAAACCAGGTAGGCATTGCGGTATTTAAGGATGAGCTGAACGGATGGATTAAGGACATGAATAAGTATAAGCCTGGTTCTGATCTTGAGTTTTGGCTGTCCTGCTGGTCTAACCAAGCAGCGATTCTTACAAGGAAGACTGCCAAGAGTAGCTTTGTGCAGAGCCCATTGATTCCTGTTCTTGGTGGTATTCAGCCTGGGATATTCTCTCAGATTTCCACTATGGAAAACAAAGACAATGGATTCCTTGACCGATTGCTTGTAAGCTATCCCGATAAGGAGATTGAGCATTACAACAAGAACTCGATTGACCAAGAGATATTGGATTGGTACGAGGCTTACATTAGCCAGTTCTATAACCTAGTAAGAAACCAGGTCTTGCAGTACAATAAGTTCGGTGAGATTGAGAGTCGAATCATTCGATTTGATAGCCAAGCAGATATTGAGTGGGAAAGGATATTTAACAACATTACAGATTTGCAGAACTCTGATGATATATCAGAATATGTAAAGTCGATGTTGAGTAAGCAGAAGGCTTATGTGCCTAGATTTGCTATGCTAATAAATACCTTGACTTCTTTTGAGACAGGCAAGGACTTTGACTTTGTTACTAAGGAATCCTTGCTAAAGGCAGAGAAGTTAAGTAACTACTTTATTGCGATGTCTAAGAAGATTAAGGTCAGTAGCTTAGAGTCTAATGAGCTTAGTGAGATTATTCGTTCGATGAAGAATGAGTCCATAGAAAAGAAAATCGAGATGATTAATAAGACCATTCCTGATTTTAACCGCTCTGAGTTAGCAGAGTTACTGAATGTTAGTAGAACCACTATTTATAAACACTTAAAGAAATGATAATTAACGGAAAAGAGTTAGGGTCATTTGAGATTGTCAGATACTCATTTGACCAAGTAAAAGGAGAGCCAAAGATTTTAATACATCAAATTAAGGCTCTTGATGTCAATGGTGCATACATAAAGTTTGCTAAGCTAGAATCTGTAATGCCTTACCTATGTCAATATCCCATCACATTTAAAAACCTAGAACAATGATTGAAGCACTAGACGAAGTATCAGAAATCCCATTTGAAGTATTTTGGGATAAGTTTATGGAGGTAAATCCAGGAAACTACGATAAGATTTACACCCAAGGAATTTGGCTAAAGACAAGAGAAGCCAATAGAATAATTGCATTTAATTACCTATGCAGGTTTGGGACAGATTACAGGGCACCACATATACATTTAGAAGCTTTCGATCTCCCCTTCTGATGAAACCACTTGACATTCTAAAACAACTAAAGCAAGAGTCGATGGTAGAATCATATCCTAATGTGCCTAAGTATGCCATATCAGCACCCAAGTACGAGGATAAGACAGCCAATGGACTCACCAAGTGCGTCAAGGAGTTCCTAGAACTTAGTGGATATCAAGCAGAGCGAATCAATACGATGGGTAGACCAATCGACAATCGAAAGCAAGTCACCGATGTAGTAGGCAGAACTAAGACAATCGGCTCTATGACCTGGGGCAAGTCAACGGCAACCAAAGGATCAGCAGATATTTCAGCCACAATCCTTGGAAGGTCTGTAAAGATAGAGGTGAAAATAGGCAGAGACAGGCAGTCAGAGCATCAGAAAGTCTATCAAGAGGCAATAGAAAAGTCAGGAGGTCAGTACTGGATAGTTAAAAACTTTGATGACTTCTATGAAAAATATCAGAATTTTCTTGAATCCAATAAATCAATAACTTAATATTACAAGACAAACCAAAAACAATTAAAAAAATGGCAAATTTATCAGAAATCTTCCTAAAGCAGGAAACACTAGAAACCCTACTTAGCACAGTTAAAGCAAAGGGTTTAAAAGGAGTCTCATTGACCATATCCATGAATGATGAGGCAAACGATTACGGACAGAATGTTCAATCCTATGTATCTCAGACAAAAGAGGACAGAGAGGCTAAAAAGCAGAAGTTTTGGACAGGATCAGGCAAAGTATTTTGGTCTGATGGTAAACCAGCAACGGTGGTAGAGAAAAAGCAAGCACATCAATCTAAACCTCAGTATGCCGAGAAAGAAAGCAGTCTCCCCTTCTGATTTTATACTGAAGCGTAGGTTTATCAATAAGTTCAACGAATACACAGAGTGGCAAGACATCGGATATGGAGAGTTTCTCTCCATTGAAGATGTTCAAGAGAAAATCAAGCTGCTGATTCAGAACTATAAGAATAAACACATGGAGGTACACTTTGAAATGAACGGCAAACTCTTAGACTTTAATGGAAATGAAATATCACATCCTATTAAATTTACACCGAAATGAAAAGGCATCTTTGGCAGTTACTTAAATTTATAAATGTAGCGTGGGGTTTTATGACCTGCCTATATTTGATTTCTAAGTCTCTTGGGATGTTTGCATTGGTACTTGCTATTTTCGTCACTTACTTAAACATCTTGATTGATGAAATACTCAAAGGAACAGATTAAAAGAGCGGTACGATCCTGCGTATTCTGTGAGAGAAACGGAATAAAGGCTGACCCAGACATGGAAGACCATCCAGAGGCAGGAGAGATATTATTCAACCACTTCATGGGCATGGTAGAGCCTAGGCTTACAGAACTGCTAGAGAATCCTCGATATGTTATCAAGCTACAACTGATAACTAGACACTTACACCACAATTACAGATAATGATTAAATATAAATACGAAGAGTTGGACTTTTATGTCGATTCAGAAACAGGAAACTTGGTTATTGACTATAAAGAAAATATAGCCGAAATAGAAAACCATGTAGCTATTGAACTTATTGAAATATTAAGGCAAAAGCTATATATGCATAGAGAACAGAAAGAAAGTGTAATTAAACGATTCTTTAAATAAGATGGAAGAAGCTCAAGTACTCAATCCCTTTGGATACCTATCTGCGACCAAGGTACTCGATGAAAACCGCAAACCTAGTGATTGGTGGATTGAGTACCTGGAGTTTAACGAAGTAGTAGCTGAAAACGAGTTCTATGTTCTGTTTGGAGATGGCTTACTGATTAAGAAAGGAAGGTCTAAGTTTAGGACTAGCCAATATCTAAAAGGAGATAGGTTTATCTCGTT